AGAGCATCAGCTCCCTTGCTGTTCTCCTGAGTTAGTTCCGCTATCTGCTTGATTATCTCTGATGGATTCACTTATAGCCTTCAATCGCTGTAGGAACTCGATTTTCCAGAAGTTACTTTCGAGGCGAAGTGACTCGGCCTTTAGTAGCTGACCCTGCTGTTCCGCTTCCAGCATCCGCTTCAGCGAGTCCTGGTAGGCCTCCCGTAGCTCCTCCAAGGAGGCTGCTTGAATTGGCGAGTGTGTTGGCACGGTCTTTGATCCTGTCCAGAATTTCAGTATCGGCGTTAGCTGCCTTGGCTTGTGCCCAAAGCATACGCAACGCTTCTACATCCGAAAGCTTATCTGCTTTGTCGAGCCAGTCGGTTGTTGCGTGTTGCGCAACACGCTCCACCTTTTGCATCTCCTCCCGACTAGCACGCTTGTTACCGGACATACCGAGATTTGCGAGGGCACGCCCAATAGCGCTGGTCTCGCAGTTGGCAAGGGCATCGACATTGTTTGCCCCGCCAGTGCCTTCGGTCTCAGACGCATAGCCAGTTGCCTTAGCCAAGCCATTAGCCTGGTCGCCAGCAGATAGGTAAATGGTCGCCTTGACTACCCAGCGAGCCTTCTCAGGCTGCTCAGCGAACTCATTAGCCCATTCGGTGATGATTCTGCCATCATCGTAGGTCTCAGTAAAACGCTTAATACGAGATTCAACGGTCTCGTAGTCATCGAGGTTGAAGCGTGCCATTACGCCTCCTCCTCTTCTTCTACAACCTTCCAGTCGTCTGACATCCAGAACGCCTGGTCGAAACCTTCTAGGTATAGACGGTCAAGTGACTTGTCATCGTTTAGCACGATGCCCTTACAAACGCCGTTCGCAAAGGTCTGACCATTGACAAGAGTTACCCTGTCACCGAGAAATAACTGCATTAGTTCCCCTTCTTGTGGATAATTAGGGCGGGGCTTCCGCCACGCATTTGTCTTGAGGCTACCTTGACAGGTGGCATGTCGTCAACTGTCACAAAAGCAGTTTTAGCGTAACCCATAGTTTCTAGGGTTGCCGACTTGAACTGATTTAGTTCGGCTTGAGCCTCATCAAGCCTGCGTTGAGCGTTCCATAGGTTGATACCTAGTTCGCCTAACTCAACATCTCGATCCTCAATTAGAGGATTCATCCGGCGTACAGCTTGGTAGGTGCTTTCGCTACCATCCCACTCTGGTCGCTCGTCATTCTCTAGTTGCTGCCAGAATCTAAAGGCAGCGTCACGCTGTACTGACTGCTGGAAGCAATCGGCGGGGATGTCGTACTCCTTGTAGTCCATACCAGCTACGGCGACCACATAGGACTTGTCAATGCCTAGGACATCCATGTAGTGCTGTACCTGAGCCACATAGTGGAGTGGGACTGACTCCCATGAGTAGCGAGCGGTCTTGATTTCAATGACATACCACTCACCTGTCTCCTTGTGCTTAGCAAGGGCATCTGGGTTGGCGTGCATGAACTCGACATCCTTGGAGGCGAATGTGCCACAGGTGTAAATCTCAAGCTCTGGGTGCTCCTCCTGGAACAGCTTGACGATTGGCTCCTCAAAAGCTTTGCCTAGGCGTACAGCCCAGTTCTCCTTGAAGTCGTCAGTAATCTTGCCGGACTTCTTGGCCCAGAGTGCGTATGCGGATTCCCAAGGGTTTAGTCCCATAATGGTTCCAATCTCAGATCCGCCGATGCCTTTAGTGCGTAGGTCGTGCCACTCAGGGCTGTCAGGAGCAAAGGTTCCTAGGTAGTGTGCTCGGAACTGCTGTAGGTCGGTACTGCTCAAATCGTTCATGTTTCTCCTTCTAAGCAATACCCTAGAGGATGGGAAGGACATTTTGAAAGAAGTAAATAAAAAGTACATCGCACTACAGTCTGCGATTATTCAGGTAGGCAAGAAAGTCGCCTGTGAGGACTACCCAGATGTGTTCTTCCCAGAGGATGTCGGAGCACTAACTGATGCGGCTAGAGAGATGGAAAACATAGCTATCCGCCTCTGCCGTGAGTGTCCAGTGAAGAAGCTTTGCCTTGACTACGCAATCACCGCTCGTGAACCGTATGGCATCTGGGGTGGCACTAAGTCGTCTGAGAGATAAAGAGAGAGACCCCCGCCGAAGGGGGTCAGCGGGGGTCTACAGAGAGAGAGGAAAGAGAACAAGGAGCAAACTTTCCACTCCTCACTATACACGATTGCGAGTTGTCGTCAACCAGATTTGACAAATTCTTTTTCATAGTCGTATCGTGTCACTTATGAAACCAGATCAAGCGTTCACAGAACTAGCCGAAGCAATCCGCAAGCACGGAGCACCAATCTGCCAGGAGGTAGACGGTGAGCTGTGGTTCCCTGACATCGGGGGCAGGAATGGCGATGTAGTCATGGCTAAGAAGTTCTGCGAAGAGTGTCCGGTGAAGAACGAGTGCTTACAGTTTGCCCTAGTAAACAACGAGCAGTACGGCATCTGGGGAGGGTTGACCCTCAAAGAGCGTCTGAAGCTAAAGGCTAAGGGCAGGACTACTTCACGCCGTCAGTAGCGTTTGGGTCGTACAAGTCATCATCACCGTCATAGACAACATCATCGAAATCGAAGTTGCCATCCTCAGTAACCTTGAGGGCATCCTCGACAGCCTCAGAGTCAGACTTGGCTACGGCAGCACGGTAAGCGTTCTGGATGTCAGATAGCTCCAGAGTGCCCTTCCAGGCGACAGCGACACCGATGGTGGTCAGCACCACAGCGAAAGCCGAAGCAACGCCAATGATGGATCCGAGTACCCAGTCTCCGGCGACAGCACCGATGGCAGTACCACCGAAGAAAGTGGCAAGGGTCAGACCGATAGACCTGACAATGATTTGCTTTACTACTTCTTTCATTTGTTCGCCTTTATGAACTCGATTGGGTCAATCTTTACGCTGGTTGGGCCGAATACGCCCTTGAGCTCTTTGCTGACAGTTAGGTGTAGGTGAGCACCGCTGCTGGCTGAGCCTGTGTTGCCCACAAAGCCGATAGTGTCACCCTCTTTGACCTTTTGCCCAACCTTGTGACCTTCGGCCTTTAGGTGGCAGAATCCGACATACCAAATCTGCTTCTGCTTGTCCATGACTCGTAGCACGGATACATTGCCTAGCACCTGGGAGAACTGCTGTAGGACAATCGTGCCGTTGGCGATGGAAGGGATTGGAGTGCCTTCTGGTCTCGCCCAGTCAACGCCAGAGTGCGGTTGCATCCCGTTCTTTCGGCGAAACTCTGAGAGTGTGCCGAAGCGACCAGTGATGAACTTGGGGTCAAATGGAAATCTCATAGGACAAGTCTACTTGAGCATCGAGGTCACGATAGCCCCGATGAATCCTGACGCACCAGCAGCCAACCAAACCATCTTCTCTAGGAAGCGGATACGGCGTTCGTGATCCTTCAAGTTACGCTCCACCCAATCAATGTGAGTTGGAATCTTCTCGTTGAGACGCTCAACCTGCTTGATTAGCTCGATTGCCCAGGTTGGGATTTGGTCATCCATACACTCATGCCTTTCGGGGTGAATGTAGGTTGTTGCTAGTCTATTTTACTGCTCAAAGACAACTGGCTCCCAGTTGCCCTCTGCTTCATCCCACTTGTAGATGAGACCGTCAGTAGGGTATGGAACCGGAGCCTGCCAGCGGCAATCCTCGTCAAGAGTCCAAGATGCGAACGGCTGAGGTGCGATGAAGGCATCCAGCTCTTCGTCATAGGTGTAACCCACGCCAGCGTAGTTCTTGCGGTAGTTGCCGTTGTAGCTGGTGCGCTTACATACCTGCCCACGGAACTCGCCATACCAAGTCTCTGGGTCTTTGCCCTCGATTAGCTCGGTCTCGTCAATGCCAGTAATGACCTCGGTGACGATGTTGTTTTCATCTAGAAATGCGTAGTGTGCCATTATTCCCAACTTATGTTTCCAGTTCCAGCAGTAAAAGTATAAATCTTGTAAGTTCCATTATCAGTGTAGCTGTAAGTCAATCCAGCTCCCACGGTAAGTTGTGCGAACTTAGATAGATAGCGCAGAACAACCACACCAGAGCCACCGTTACCACTACCGCTGTTAGGGCCACCGTTACCAGCACCACCACCAGAACCAGTGTTAGCAGTTCCAT